ATACATTTATACATAGCCTCCTCCGCTAATTTGTGTATTTTCATTTCAGCATCAGTAGCTAAGCCATCACTTATATATTTTAAAGTAACTGTTTTATTTGTTAAATTACCAGAAAAATGTATTCTTGATTTTATAGGATCAATATAAAAAGATCCGTTTGAATTCATATTTTCAGGACTAGATCCGTATCTTTTGCCATCAAGTGTTTCTGTTAAATAAAAATCATTAACAGCATCAGACCCTGTATTTTGACCTTTAAATTTTTTCCATGTTTCAGATTCATTAGCTTTTAATAAATTACCCTCTGAATCAAATGTAAAGTTGTATTGATCATCTTGTATAATAGCCTCTGGATTACTTGTTTGTGATGCTGGAATTAAAACGTGCTCAGCACCGTTCACATCAACCCAACTTACTTTCACGTAATTAACGTAGTCTTGCGGTAACGCCATTACTAGTGTGGGTGGTATATCTATTTCATTTGACTTTTCTGACTTTAATGTATCGTAGCTAAGTTCCTGTAATGCTCTTTGAGCATAAAATGCCACATTAGTTCTTTTAATTTTAGCTATAATTTTATCTTCACCAACATAAGACAACATAAAGTTGTTTATAATGTCTTTTAGCGTTATAAATTGATAGCCTCCGAAATCTCCGCCTTCGTGATATTGTTGTTGTGTTTGATTAAGTAGCCCCATTTATTATGATTTTTCTTGTTGAGTGTTTTTCACGTCTTCTCCGCTAGCAATACCGTATAAAGAATTATCTTTAAGTATTATTCCAGCTAAAGCTAATATTTTAATTATAAGCTCAGTCTCTTCAGAAGGATGTAATTCGAAGTTAATTGAGTTACTAGCATCGTAAGTTCCCGTTATAGCGTTGTAGGCCCAAGACACAACAGCTGGTTGCTTTACATAGTTACAAGTGACTCCACTTGTTTTTTGCTCTACACTGCCGCTTACGTTTTTGCCATAAACTTTAACTCCAGCTTCATCTTTGATGAAAATAGGAAAATCGTTTGTTGGTTGATTTAAAGGAGAGGACTTAATATATATCCAGTCCTTTTGTTTAACTTGTGATGCTTCAGCATTATTAAATATAACGCTGCCTAGTCTGTATAGATCGCTAGGTAAAGTTATTCCGTTAGTTACGGATTGTGAAGTTTTTTCAAATAAACTTATTTTTTCATCTAATATTTCTACCATATCAGAATATTCTGTGCTGTTGCCAGGAAGTCTACTGAACTGGTTTACATCATAAAAATATTGCTCAAATATATCTAGTTGAGCTTGATTTGCAAGATAATTAAATTCCTGAGGTGTTATATAACCTCGTTGTTCTTTGTTAGTCACAGCTAACACTGCTTGATATACAGTATTTATGTTTACACTCATTTTATTTTTATTATAGGTTAAAGGCCCACAATAGCAGGCCCTTACCTACAATTGCTTACTTTAATTTCTTTTCAATAGTTTGATATACTTCAATACCTTCATCGGTTTTAAAGTACGACGCTAAAGCTGAATATGGATTTTCGTCGAATGGAACTGTTATAAGTTTTCTGTCATTCGATGCCCATTTAAATGTTCTTTGATCGCTTGAAAGTTTAACAATACCCATTTCAACTGATTTTATTCCAACATTTCTAATTTCAATGTTTTCATCTTTAACCAACTCTAAGAATAGCTCCGGATTTTTCCTAGCAAATAATAATAAATCTCTTTTAAGCTCCTTAGAAGTCATGCTGGATACCTTATTCCCCATCTCTGTTCTAAGTATTGCTTCAGTTTGATCTATATCAATTTGTTGTGCTAAATTTAAAGCTTCAATTTCTGTTTCAAGATAACTAATATCATCCTCCGCTATTTGAACTGGATTAAATTCTTCAAATGTGGAACCATTTTCAGGGTGATATTGTGAAAGAAACTTTTGTAAAGTTACTTTTTCTTTTGGTACAAAAAGTCTTCCATCTCTAAATATAATGTGACTTAATCTTTCTGGCCCTTTCATTTCATCTAAAAATACTGTTTTTTGATTCTCACAGTATTTAATCTCTCTTTCATACCCTAGTTTTTCGTCAAACCAAAGTACTCCTCTGCTTTTTAATATAAATACGATAGGTGTTTTTTGAGATTTAAGCTCATAAATTCTATCTTTTATTTCCCATTTAGGGATTTTAGAAGTTAATACTTCTTTTACTTGCGGTTCTGCTACCGCTACTTTTTCTTGTTTTGCCATGATATAATATAATAAAAAATTAATAGAGTAATAATTACCCCCGTCAGAACAACGAGGGTAAAAATTACGTTAAGTATTAAGAGTTAAATAACACAAAATTATTTGTCGCTTGTGCTACTAAACATCTTTCTGATAAGTAATGAACTTCCATTTTGTCATCACCAGTCGTCTGCGCACCGCCTACTGAACCAGTAATCCAAGATTTCATTCTTCTGTCATCAGTCTCAGAAGCTCTATATCTTACGTGTAAGAAAGGTCTTCTAACATTTTTACCTAATTGTTGGTCATACACTGAAGATGTACCAGCTGGAACTAAAAGTCCGCTTATACCTCCTATTAAACCTCTTGTAGATTTATCATTAAGATATTTCCAGTCAGTTTTGTAGAAGTCATAAGAACCTCTTCTAAATCCAGAGAAACCTAAATTAAGTGCCATATCTTGAGAGTTTTCAAAAACTCCAAATGATAAACCACCTGAAATATTCGGGTTTAATCCTGCTAGCATATCATCGAAGTAAAGATTTGCATCTCTATCTAAGAATAACATGTTTTCTTCAATTGATCCTTGTTTGTCTAATTCTTTTAATAATAAGTCAAATTCAGGAAGTTTATCAGCAGCTGGTGTAGCTGAGTCAAATTGATTACTTGCTACGATACCTCTTGAAGAGATAGCTGAAAATAACCCTTCAGATCCATCAGGAACGATAGCGTCTCCACCATCTTTTTTCTCTGCTTCAATCATTACCATTTCTAAGTAATCTTCATATCTTACTCTTGTATCACCTTCTGCTTTTAAATACCATAAGAATCCATTTTGTCCAGACTCTCCAGATACTTCTACCCATCCGATCTGAGCTGTGTCAGAACCATTAACTTCGTAGTGATCTTTAATAATAAGTGGCTTATTAGTAAAAGACTTGAAAGTTGGCTCAACAGCATCAGTCATGCTTGCAGATCCTTTCCCATATTCAGAACCGTAAACAAAGAATTTAATCACCTGGTTATCATCTACTGCGATACCAGCTAAATCATCTACGTTTGCAGCGCCATAAGGTTTAATAGTTAATGTGTCAGTTGCAGCTTCAATACCAGCTGATACATACGCTTTAAATACTACACTGTTAACTACTGCTACTACTGTTGCACCTTTTCTTACTGCGTGCGCTTCTGCAGTTCCAGAGTCAATACCAGTAATAGTGTCAATCACACCTGTAACAGGGTTGATCTGTGCATTGTATGCTAAGTGTAATCTACCTTGTTCAGACCAGATAACTTGATCAGAAGCCATAGGCATTTCTGCACTTACCATTCTTAAGAAAGAAGATATAGTTCTATTTCCATATCTTTCTACTTCTTGTTCGTATAATTCAGGTAAGTATTGTTGTGACCAATTTGCTCCACCTGAACCGTGGAAATTTAAATAATTAGATGCAAGTGCTTGTTTTTGTGCACTTGGGCTAATTATACTGCCAGCCGCTGGGCCAGCAAATGAAACGTTTGTTGCCATTTTTTTTAATAATTTTTAAGTTTTAATTTAAGGTTTTTTGAATCTAAGCCTCCAACTACCCTTGCTTTTATTCCGCTAGCCTCAACATTTTTATGGCCCGACCTCGGATCCATATTAATGTTTTTGGCGGTTTTAACAGATTCTTTAATAGCATCTGTCTTACCCTGCTCATAAAAGTGATTAGCTATTGCGTCAGCATTCATTGCCGTAAACAAAGATTTATGATAACCCGATGCGTCTTTCATTTCATTTTTTTCATTCAAGAACTTCTTGACAAAATTATTGATGTCGCTTTGGGTTTCTTTAACCTCGTTCACATTTTTGACATTAAACCTATATCTTTTATCGCCTACCTTGTATTCAAAACCTTTGAATTGATTGTTGAATAAAGATTTGGTTTTATTGTCGAACACACTCCTTTGAGATTGTGTTGTTTTTTCTTTTTCTACAGATTCCTCTTTGTATCTGCTAAAAAAATCTACAGCCTTTTGTTGGTCCTGTGTTAATTTAGACCCAGCTTTAATTTCTTTATAATAGTTAGCTTTTTGATGTTCTAATTGCTTTTTTGCATCAGCAACCTCCTCTTTAAATGCTAATTTTTTTCTTCTTATGTCTTTAGGTTCATCAATCTCTTCATCAAATGAAAATTTATCTTCAATTAAAAAGCTAATTTCATCCGATGTTAAGTGAGGTTTGGACTTTTCATAAAATTCACGCAGTAAAGACATATCTTCGTATCCTGTATAATCTTTATTTAATTTTACATAGTCCTCTAAACTTCCCCCCGTATCATTCATGAACTTAACAAGCTCTTGAATATTTTCCGGATATTCTATTTGTGTTTTTTCTTCCGGCAATACTTCTTCTTGTTCCGGTGTATTGTCGGCAATTTCAGAGCTTCCTTCCACTCCTGTATCGTCAACTGTATTTTCTTCATCACCGATTTCTTCAAGTATTGGTTCTTGTTTTTCTTCTGTTTCTGCAACAGGTTCTTCAGTGCTTTCCTCTAACACTGGCTCTTCTTTAATCCCCTCGTCAGCCGGCTCTTCTTTAACCGGTTCTGGTTCAGGTTCTTTTTCTGATGTTGGTGGTTTTGTTATATCCACCTTGTAAACACCGTCTTCAATTTGAACACCAGCATTTTCTTGTACTTTTTGTTCTAATTCAGCTGTAGACAACTCTTCGGTCGCCACGGCTTTAGCTTTCATTTCTTTTGCCATGATAAAATATTATATGATTATACATTATATATTACTTAGGTTCAAACGCACCTAAGCCAAAATCACCGCTTAATATATCGTTTCCACTGGATTCGAATTTTTTAGGGGGTGTTTTACTGTTTCGCTGCTCTATGAGCTCGCTTTGTTGACTAGCTTGTATTTTTGTTCGATCGTCTTTTCTGTCTTCTTTTGCATTCATTTCAGCATCCTTAGACTGCATAGTCATTTGCTGAAGTTGCATATTCATTTGAAACTCTAATTGCATTAGTTGCTTTTTCATTTCCACTTCACCTTGCATTTTTTGCATATCAAATTGTGATTTAGCCTGCGCTAATTGTATTTGACTTTGTATTAAAGCTTGTTGTTTTTGTACTTCTGCTTGAGCGGCTACTTGTTGTGCTTGAGCATTTGCCTGTGATTGAGCTTGTATATTTTCTTGCTGTACTTTCTGATCTCTTTCAAGCTTTTTCTTTCGCCTTAATTTAAGTACTTGATTTGCTAATTTAGTATTTTTAATTTCTCTAATATCAATAGCATCTTCAAGTTCAATATTGTTTTGAGCTATAGCAACTTGTATATTGTTTTCAAGTAATTGTTTTTCCTCCTCATCAGGAGCTAATTCTAAGTATATACCAAAGTCATATAAATGCAGCTCAGACATTTCCTCTAGCGTAGCTACGTTATGTGCTCCTATGCTTTGTATAAAAGCATTTCGTGTTGGTGAATATTCTATAACATCTGATATTCTTAATGATATTTTTTCAGCAAGCTCCGCTGTTAAAAACAAACCACTTTGCAAAATGTGTCTTGTAGCTGTATTTGAATTTGCGGCAGCAAGTTTTTGAACACCAA